GTGAGTGATACCACTGTTTATGAACGGTTGAAATCTGCGATGGAAAAACTTGAAAAATCTCCAAAACTTCGTGTAGTTGCTAATGCCCTATGAAAAGATATTACAAATCAAAAGAAATCAACACCAAGAACCATTTCCTCGTAAACACCATATGGCCAGTTGCTGGTAGTAAGAAGGGTGATGAATACAAGATAACAATGCATGATAAAGGATTTACATGCGAGTGTAAAGGGTTCATGTACAATAGTAAATGTAGACATACAAGACAAGTAGTATCAATGCTAGAGGGATAATGAAGAATACAGTAAAACAAGGTGAACGGTCAGAGATGATATTTGCTCATAAATGTATGATTGAACATGGGTATAGTGTAAGCACACCATTTACAACAGAAAATTATGACCTTATTGTAGATGTTAATAGTAAACTACTCAAAGTGCAAGTCAAATCATCTATCAAGGGAGATGGTAATGTCAACATCTGTAAGGGAACAAACGCTGTCAAGTCAGGCAAACAAGGTAAATATCCATATCCACCAGAGTCTATAGACTTCTTTGCTGTGCATGATGTAGTTCATGATACATGGTATATGATACCTAGAAGTGCCACAGGAGATGTAAAGAATTTGAGGATTGCTCTCAAGAGAGAAGGTAAATACACTCCATATAAAGATAATTGGGGGTTTTGCGGATAAGTCTACCACAGAAACCCATAAATACCCATATTTGACCATATATTAAAAAGGTACAAATAAAGGTATATACGATATATGTCATAGGGATTAAAGTTTGCAGAGTTTCAGCATTATTTCCACACATACTCAGATATTATCACAGATAGCTTAGTTTCCCCCATGAATATCGATGAAATAGTTCATAAAGGGACTTGACAATGGCCATATAGTAGTATATACTCAACTATGTTGAGGGTTAATGAATAACTATAGACTGTATAACATTGTGACATATATGATACACTATGAATTAAATATAGAATAATGTACGATTGTTCTTGACAAACAGGTATTAGTATGGTACTATAAAGATAATGAAGAGAGAGGCTACTGGAGATGGATTTGCCATCTAGGGTATTAACCACTGAAAGTCTCTCAGGAAAATTGAATGACTGATTTTAATAAGACGCTGAGTGATATCGATATTGTTATGAACCTATTGAAGTATGGAAGAACAAGGGCTGCCATGACTACACTGAGAGCTCTCAGAGAGACTACACTGACTAGTATGGGTGATGAATGTGCAGTTGATGAAGAGAGATTACATTGGAGAGTAGAGATACTTAACAATCCTCATAAATATTTCACGGAAGATATGAGGAATACAATACAAAATACGAGAACTAGTTAAACTTTATTAGAGACATTAAGGTTGGTGCGATCATAGTATTATGATCCTGGCTCACAGTAAAGTTCCATTATAATATATGGTGTGAGGGTTCGTGTTGTCTCTTCTTTTTATACCAGTGTGAGGTGTCAGGGATTTATCTCCTTTCTCCCCTTGAACAGACATCTCACACACCACTATTCTCAGGTAAAGGGGGCCTTAAGAACTGAGCAGGTAAATGTAATCTATACAGGATGTTAGGTTCCCTGATGATATTTTCTGATGATTAGAGGGTATCGAAAACTGAGCGTATGTTGATTGCACTACCCTGATATTATAAATGGAGATATACTTGTGATAGAAAGGCCCCCCCCAAAACCTCAGAGCAACTCAAATGCACTACCCGTATATTAAATATAACATAAGTAAAAGAAGAGAATATGCATATTTCCCCTATAAGACTACGGAGACAATTCGAATGAATAAAAATCTATCATCTACAGATATGCTTGTGGTGCAGGTTTTAAAGAGTGAGCTCACAGTTCCATCTATTACTCCCACATATCGGAAAGAAATATTAAATAGAATAGAGATATTAAATAAACAAGTTATTCCATATACGGGGAATAATATTATTTTCCCTCATAAAGTTCCTTGACTTATTTGATTACATCTGTTACACTGTGTAAAGTGATAATATTAATACTATGAAGAAAGAAAGAAACTATGCGAATACCTGATTTTATATTTGATCATTTGACATTACATTTAGATAAAGAAGGCCCAATTAAAAATGTTGGTTCTAATAGTTATATTAGTATTACCGGAGTTCCGAATTACTTTCGAGAATCTCTGGTTTCTACTATGGAAGAAGTTTGGGGTATAGAGTATATTATTGATGACCACGGCGGTATGATTTTTTATAAGGAAAGATAAATGAGTGATTTTTTAAGAGACATTATCAAGGAAGTTGGTAATGAGTATGCATCTATTGTGGATGATGGTGTAGAGGCAGGTGACGTTAATACTTTTATTGACACAGGTTCATACATACTGAATGGACTATTGAGTGGTTCAGTGAATGGTGGATTGCCTGCAAATAAGATTACAGCTCTCGCAGGTGAAAGTGCAACAGGTAAGACATACTTTCTTATGGGAATTGTAAAGAACTTTCTTGATGTAGACCCAAATGCAGGTGTCATATATTTTGAGAGTGAAAGTGCGATTACAAAGCAGATGGTAATTGAAAGAGGAATTGACACGAAGAGAATGGTGATATTTCCTGTGACTACTGTGCAGGAGTTTCGTACTCAAGCCCTGAAGGTTCTTGATCAGTATCTTGCACAAGACGAATCGGAGCGAAAGCCTCTGTTTATATGTCTGGATTCTCTGGGTATGCTGAGTACTACCAAGGAAGTCGAAGATACTTCTGATGGTAAAGAGACAAGGGATATGACGAGAGCTCAGGTTCTCAAAGCAGCGTTTCGAGTTCTGACTCTAAAGTTGGGGCGAGCGAATGTTCCGATGGTAGTAACGAATCATACTTACGAGAGTATGGGACTCTTCTCCACCAAAGAGATGGGTGGTGGTAGTGGTCTAAAATACGCAGCGAGTTCGATTGTGTATCTTTCTAAGAAGAAGGAGAAGGATGGTACAGAAGTAATCGGTAATATCATTCACTGTAAGAATCATAAGTCGAGACTCACCAAAGAGAATAAGATGGTTGATGTAAGATTAACTTATGATAAGGGACTTGATCGTTACTATGGTCTGCTGGAACTTGCAGAGAAGTATGAAATCTTTAAGAAGGTATCCACACGATTTGAGATGCCTGATGGAACGAAGCAGTTTGGTAAAGAGATACTTAACAATCCTCATAAATATTTCACGGAAGATATTATGCATAAGTTAGACCTAGCATGTGAGACAGAGTTTAAGTATGGCTCAAAAGAAATTGAAGAGATTACATTGGAGAGTGTTGATGAAGATGGTCAGGAGTAGTTATGGATGATATTAAAAAGTCAGGTATTGCCAAGTTAAAAAAACTTGGTCTTACCGATGAAGAGATTAATGCAATGCTTGGTATTGAAGAAGAACTTCCACCAGAAGAAGAGTTGGCTCTTTCAGTAGAACAGAATGAATTGAATACAAAAGCTTGGAAGCAAGATTTTCTGATTGAGCAGTTGGGTTATTACAACATAGCACATGATACAAATTATGAGATAAAGGAATGGATAGAAGGTATTCAAGATGAATCTATATCTGTACACTTTGATTGGAAAGAACTTGCGGGTATTAGACCATACCCATTAAATGATGCATCCACACCAGAGTTTAAAGCAGCTGCTGCAAAGGAAAGAAAACGAGTTGAAAAATTACAAAAAGAATATGATGAGTGGAAATCGGTAAATGATCTTCGGCCTAGAGGTCGAAGCTATGATAACAAATAAGAACAAAAAGGAAATTGGTTGTGAAAGACAAAGTAGTTAAAAAACAAGATATTGTTGATAAGGTAGTAAAAGGTAAAGGTAAGTTTGGTGAAGGAACTATTGTTAAAACAACTTCTGATGGTTCCACTATTGAGAGAGTAGATCACGCATGGCAGCAGAAGAAGGGGAGTAGTATCTCTTCTGATGGTTTTCATAAAGAAGGTTCTGATACTATTACAATGCCAAAAGATATTGATATTACTACACCAGAAGGAGATCGAAGAGCTGGTGAATTTGTAAAAGAGGTTCGTACTGCTGTACATAGAGGTAAGAAGATTGCCTACGATACATTGCAATCACAAAAAACTGGTAGTGTTGCAAGCAGACCTATATCTCCAAAATACAAAGAAGGTTGGGAAAGAATCTTTGGTGGTGAGGATTAATGGGATTTGTTCCTATCAAGACTGTAAGAGGAAAGATACAGCTAGTAATTGATTTAATTTTTACGTTAACCTTTGGATTTGTAATTCTTATTTTTCTTATAGTTTACTTTTTACTTATAACACTTCCTATGATGATAATTAATTGGGTGTTATCATACTGGAGTAAAGATTAAAATAAACTTTATAAAAAGTGCATTTTTATGTTGACAAACTATATTCTATATGTTATAGTTAATATAATGAAACAAAGGAAATTATTATGAAATTAGAAATTGGCGCGGTTGTATCATTTATTGATGATATTGGTGATAAGTATACAGGTAAGCTTACTTCAGTAGAATCTGACTCGTATGATGATGTTAAGTTAGAGGGTGGTTTAGTTACTTATTGGTCTAAGAAGACTAAGAAGTATGTTCCTGTACGCGATAAGCACAAGGATTCTATCTTTTTTGAGATTAAAACTACTCTTGGTAATGAGTATGCTTGCGAATCAGAGTTGTTCTAATATAATATTTACTAAATATTACTTATAATGATAAAATATAGAATTATTACTAAGACAATAATGGTTGATCATCTAGATAAGGATGACGTACATTTAATTTTACAACAATTTCGGGATAGTAATCTAGACTCAAATGTGATTTATGAAGTTGAAAAATATGACAAGCCAGAAAAAATTCGTTTAGGTCGAGATCCAGACTTGCATTAATCCTTATAAATACATATATAAATATATGTGAGGATTGGTATGGTAGCAAAAAGTAATTTTATGGGACTAGATGGGTTTGTCTGGTTTGTTGGTGTAGTAGAAGATCGTAGTGATCCTGATGCTCTAGGAAGAGTACGAGTTCGTTGTCTTGGTTTTCATACAGAAGATATATCTGCTCTTCCCACAACCGATTTACCTTGGGCTCATGTTATGCATCCAGTAACAGACCCTTCTATGCATGGGATGGGCAGCACTCCATCCTTTCTTGTTGAAGGTTCTTATGTTATCGGTTTCTTTAGAGATGCTGAAGACAAGCAACAACCTATCATCATAGGTTCTCTTCCTGGTAATCCAGAAGCAGCTGCTGACCCAAGAGAAGGGTTTAATGATCCTAGAGGAAAAGATGCTATACAGACTCAGTATAAAGGTGATCCTGCATATGGGCCTTATCCTGTAGATGGTGATACCTATACTATGGCCTCTGGGCATGAGGTTGGAGAATCAGATACCAGTAGACTTGCTCAAGGTGAAAATTCAGAAAATCATAATAAATTAATTGAACGTAGATCACGAAGACTACGAGGTGATCCTAGTATACCTCATGTTGAAGGTGATGAACATCCTCCAGAAGATCATACAGGTGTTCCAAAAGCAACTAAACCAAACCTATCTACTGTATCAGATATTGCAGAAGAAGACCCTAGAGGATTTTGGGAAGAACCTCAACCTAAAGGAATTGTAAAAGATGCAGATCCTTATACATCCGCTCAATATCCATACAATCATGTTCACGAAAGTGAGTCAGGTCATATACGTGAGATAGATGATAGCCCTGGTGCTGAAAGATTATTTACTCAGCATAAGTCAGGAACATTTGAGGAACTTCATACTAATGGTGATAAAGTTGTTAAAGTTATTGGAGACAACTATGAGATTATTGCTGGTGGTTCTAATGTTTATGTATCAGGTAGTGTTAATCTAACAATAGCAGGAACGGTAAGAGAATATATTAAAGGTAATTATCATTTAGAGGTAGAAGGAGACTATACACAAAAGATAGGCGGAAATATTCGCACTAAGGTTGGGTATAAAAGTGGTGGTAATGTTGAGGAAGAAATAAAAGGTAATCATGCATATAATATTAGCGGTTATGTGAGAGGTAATATAGGGCCCCTTGAAGAAGGAGCTGCGCCCGGCGCCGGTGATGTTGATATAAACATAGTTGGTGCGAAGACAGAAGTGATTGGTAAGATTAATAGAATTTATTCTGGAGATGATATGAAAATTACTAGTGACAAAGATTTATTTATCACTTCAAAAGATAATATGGTAGTTTCAACAACTTCTGGTATAATGTCATTTAAATCTGGATCAAATGTAGATATGAGATCAACTTTATCAACGACAATTAGCTCAGGAACATCTATGCTAATTAACTCAACTACAACAAGGAAAGATACAATAGGAACAAGTTGGATTTCTACCACAGGAAAAACATGGACACATACATCTAGTGGCAACATTAAAATAACAGGTGGCCCAGATATTGACTTGAACCCAGTAGCTATTGAAGTTGATGAAGAATAATTAAAATGGCTCACGCATTTACTATAATTGATTCGTCTAATGAAAAGATAGTGTATACTAATTATGATGATATACCATTAGCAACATTGAAACACGTTATTAGTTTTATACCAGACTTAGGAACAGAAGAACAGTCGAATGAAATATTATTAGAAATAGATACTTTAAATTTTGGTCAAACAGATAAATTTGTTGAAGAGTCTGAAGAAAATAATATAGTTTTAGATGGTACTGATAGTTCTTCTGCTAATGTTGGTGATAATCTAATAATGGAAAATGCTGAAGGTAGAGATAAATTAGTACCAGAGAATTTTGCAGATGGTACAGAAAACCATTTAATATTAGAACTTATAGATGGGGATATTATTTTTGGGCCGTTTGTTAGATTAGAAACAGGAACAACAGATGTTTTATTAAATGAGACTGGTGGAAAGATTATTTTTGATAATATAGTAGGAGATGCAGTTGGTGCAGATCATTTTCATCCACCAGTAGGAGAACCTCATGCTGAAGGTGATGGCCATACGGAAGCAGAACATAGAGAGATTGCTTTGTGGAATTTTAAATTAAAAAAACTAATTACACAGGAGAGTACAAATGCCAGCAGTAACTAGAATAGGCGATGCAGATATACCACATTGCTCTGAAATGGTTAGAGCTATAGGTTCTCCAAATGTGTTTGTAAATAGTATTGCGGTAAGTAGACAAACAGATATTAATACAGTACATTTATTACCAGGAGCTCCATGCCCCCCTCACGTTGCACCTATTACTACAGGTTCAACTACAGTTAAAGTTAATGATTTGGGTTGCGGTAGAATTGGCGACAGTATTACTTCATGTACATCAGTTGCTGCTGGTAGCGAAAATGTTTTTGCAGGAGGATAGAGTATGATTACTGGGGGGTTGGCTGCGGCCAATGAAAAATTTAATAGTATTTTAAAACAGATAGATTCTACAACCATTATTGCGAAAGCAAATTCGGAAGTTGAAGCTTTGATAGCATCAACTGCAATTGGATCAGAACTGTCTGCTCTTGCAACAGATTTAAGAAGTCTAATTCCACAAGGTTTAGAATTACCAAATATTAATTTACAAGCACAATTGTCTAGTTTATCTGGAATTGCTAATGCAGCACAAGCTGCGGGTTTGTTATCAAGTATAACATCAAACTTTGGTGGAGCATTATCTGCATCTGGATTTAGTTTGAATAGTTTAGTCTCAAGTGCTGCTTCAGCTGTTGCCGCTGGTAAGAGTTTATCTTTTGATATTCCTAATTTTGAACTTCCGGCAGGTGGTGGTGATGCAGTTCAAAAAGCTATTGAAGTTAAGTTACCAGAAGATGATCCTGTTGAAGAAGTTCCAGCTACAATCCAAGAAAACTTAGCTCAAACTGCTGCAACAAATGCCGCATCAAGTTCAGTCATAGTTACATCACCAACTTTGCCTGAAGAAGATACTGAACAACTTACAATAGCAACTAAAACTACAAAAGTTACTCAAAATTCTATTACAGCAGAAGTGACAACTGCTGCCGATGCTTTTGAGGGTGATAAAAGAAAGAATATTAGTAAGGCTGGTTTTTCTACCAGACCTATTATTATTACTGAGAATGTTTTATTAGATAATGTTTCATCTGGGACTGCTGGGCCAGTTATAGAATTAAAACAAATACCAACAAAGGTATCATCAGTTAAAGGTTTTGATGAAGATGGTAGACAACGATTCATTATAGAGGAACCATTAAGGAAAGGTCAAGTAGGTAGGTTTGATACGTTTACTGTATCAGGAAAAGAAATATTAATTTCTGAGGTTCTAAGAAATTATACAGAAGCACCTGCTAGAAAACAACGTCGAGGTAAAGAAGGCCTTTCTTTTGTAGTGAGGTATCAAACTAACTCTACATATGACCCAACATACAAGGTATAAATATAGATATGTTAAAATAAACTCTAAGTTTCTTTATAAATAAATGTAAAAGGAATCTAACTTAATGGCTACATCAACCGCACATAGAGATGCACAAGGTCAAAATGATATAGACCGTAATGTGCGGCAATATAAAGATTTAGATTTGTTCTTTGCAAAGACACAAGCATCTAAGGATGTTAGAAAGGTTACAGATATAGCAGCTGTTAAAAGGTCTGTTCGTAATCTTGTTTTATTGAATCATTATGAGAAACCCTTTCATCCAGAAATTGGTTCTGGTATTAGAGATATGTTATTTGAGAATATGACTAACATGACAGCATTTATTCTTGCAAAAAAGATAGAAGATGTTATTGAAAATTTTGAACCAAGGGTTAAACTTATTAGTGTTCGTGCTGACCCAAATTTAGATCGTAATGAATATGAAGTGACAATAGAGTTCTTTGTTGTTAATGCACCGACAGAGCTTGTTGACTTAACAGTATTTCTAGAGGTATTACGATAATGGCAACAAACAATAAAAGATTAGAAGTAACAGAATTTGATTTTGATGATGTAAAAGAAAATCTTAAAATATTTCTAGGAGCTCAAAACGAATTTACGGATTATGATTTTGAGGGTTCTGGTATGAGTGCATTGTTAGATGTTCTTGCATACAACACTCACTATCTTGGTTTCAATGCAAATATGTTAGCAAATGAAATGTTTTTAGATAGTGCGTCATTAAGATCAAGTATTGTTTCTCACGCAAAAACATTAGGTTATGTTCCAACTTCTTCTAGAGCTTCAAAAGCAAAGATAGATGTTACTCTTAATACTAATGATATTTCGGTAACAATGTCAGCAGGAACTGTTTTCAATACTACTGTAGAGGATGTATCTTATCAATTTTCAACTATTGAAGATATAACAAAATCTAATATTGGTAATACTATTCCTTTTGTTGGAGTTGACATCTATGAGGGAACATTTATTACAACAAGATATACTGTTGATTCTTCTGATATAGATCAAAGATTTCTTATTACAAATAATAGAGCAGACACTACTACTTTGACAGTCAAAGTTCAAACATCATCTACAGATTCATCTTCTAATGTATTTACAGAAGCAACAGACATAACACAAGTAACAACTGGAAGTAATGTTTTCTTTTTACAAGAAGTGGAAGCTGGATTATTTGAAGTTTACTTTGGTGATGGTATTATTGGTACTGCTCTTTCTGATAACAACATTGTTATACTTACATATATTGTATCTAATAAAACTGCTGCAAACGGTGCATCTTTATTTACAAATGCGGCATCAATTTCAAGTGTTACAGATGTATCAGTTGCAACATCAGAAATTGCATCTGCTGGTTCAGAACCAGAAAGTCTTGCATCTATAAAATATAATGCTCCTTTGGATTTTGCTTCTCAAGGTCGTTGTGTTACATCAGAGGACTATAAAGTTTTTGCAAAGAAACTTTTCCCTAATACTCAATCTGTTCAAGTCTTTGGTGGAGAGGCTGGTTCTTTTGATACAAGTCTTGGTGTAGTTAGTACTCCAGAATATGGAAAAGTTTTTATATCAATAAAATCTACGACAGGTAATAATTTAACTGCTACTGAAAAATCTCAATTAGTTGTTGATCTTGCACCTTTTACAGTTGCATCAATAACACCAGTTATTGTTAATACTCAAACCACAAAAATTATTTTACAAGTAGTCTTTAAGTTTGATTCTAGTAAAACAACCAAAACTTCAGCTGGATTATCATCTGAAATTTTAACCGCATTAAAAAACTTGAATAAAAATAGTTTAGGTCAATTTGACGGAATGTTTAGACATTCAAAAGTAACAGGACTTATAGATGATACTGATAATTCTATAACAGGAAATATTACTAATGTAACTTTGGCTCATAATCTAGAACCATTATTAAATACATCAAAATCATATACCATTACTTTTAATAATAAAATTTTTAATCCACACGATGGTCATAATTCTATTGCTGGGGGTGTTTTATCTTCCACTGGATTTAAGATTAGTGGAGACACAACTAATATTATGTTTTTTGATGATAATGGTAGTGGTGTTTTAAGACTTTTCTTTATTGTTGCTGGTGTAAGAGTATATAAAGATGAAACAGTAGGAACAATAGATTATATAACTGGTAGTATTGTTATTAATAATATTAATATAATATCAATATCAGATGTTGATGGTGCCGCTTCTAGTATAATTAGAATAACAGTAATTCCAGATTCAAGCGACATTGTTCCTCTTCGTAACCAAATATTAGAAATAGATTTTATAAACACTACCGTAACGGGAGAAGTAGATACTATATCAACCGGAGATTCTGCAGCTGGATCAATATACAATACAACCTCTAGTTATACAACACCGTCGAGTTATTAAAAAATGGCTCCTTTTGACGGATATTCATCAAACTTAACAACTAAGATTAGTCCTTTAATTGAAGGTCAAGTTCCTGACTTTATACAAGCAGACCATCCTCTATTTGTAAAATTTTTAAAATACTATTATGAATATTTGGAAGCTGGTGAATTAAGAGTAACTGTTAATATTGATAATCTACTTTTAGAATTAGAAACTCCATCAAGTGTATTAGATGTAGATGGTAATGAAATTGTTTTAGAGTCTGGTTCTGGAACCGATGGTAAGTTTGTTGTTGGTGAAACCATTACTGGATCAATAAGTAAAGCTACTGCAAAAATTCTTGTAGATGATCTTGGTAATGATACACCAAGATTGTTTATAACATCTCAACAACAGTTTCAGACAGGTGAAACTATTACTGGTGGAACTTCTAGTTCAACTGGTACGATAGATAGATACAGAGCAAACCCTGTACAAACTTTACAGCAATTATTAGAGTATGCAAACGTAGATAATACCATATACGATTTCTTAGATCAATTACGTGAATCGTTTATGAACGCAATACCAAACAAGCTTGCTGATGGTGTTAATAAAAGAAATTTAATAAAGAACATTAGAGAACTTTACCGAGCGAAGGGAACATCTGAAGGTCATAAAATTTTTATGAGGATGTTGTTGGGACAAAATTCTGAAGTAACTTATCCAAATAAATTTATGATGAGATCATCAGATGGAAACTGGGTTAATCAAGTAATATTGAGAACCTCTCCTGGCATAAATTCTATTTCAACAGAAATTGTTGGTACAACAATTACAGGTGGTACTTCTAGTGCCACCGCTGTTGTTTCTAGTGCATTGAGTACAGCAGAAGGTGGAGATGCTATAGTTCAATTTGAATTAAATCCTACTTCTATAGTTGGAACTTTTATAGACGGAGAAACTATTACTGGAACATCTACTGTTCAAGATGTTACTATGACATTTACAATTAGAGGTATAGTTACAAAATTTAATGTGACTAATGGTGGTATTCTTTATGATATTGGTGACAAAGTAGAATTAGACACACAAACAGCAATAGGTAATGGTGAAGCTAAAGCAGAAGTTACCTCAGTTAAAAGGGGTAGTGTTAGTGAAGTTATTATTGACGATGCAGGAACAAACTTTAATGTAGGAGATGTTCTAACATTTACTACTACAGAGATAAGCACTAACACTACAGCTGCAACTGGATTTGTTTCTGTTGTGGATGGTTCTTTAATAATGGATGGTACAGATTCATCATCAACAGATGCTGGAAAACTTCTAGTTCTTGAATCAGGATCAACTTCACAACTAGAAGAGTTTCAACTTGTATTAGATGGTGGTGGAACTGAAGCTACTGCTGTTGTTAATGGTGCAACATCTAAAAGCACTACAGTAAAATTAGATGGAAACTCTGGAACAATTGTAGTAGGTATGGTTTTATCTGGTAATGGTATAGAACGATCTAGAGTTATTACTGTAACAGCTGTTGCATCACAAAATTCTATTACTATAAGTTCTGCATTAACTCTATCAGACAATATCAATTTATTCTTTGATAATATTGCTGGTGGTATTGGTGACACTCTTGTTTTAGATGGAACAAATGGTTCTTCTAAAAATGCTGGTAGTAATATTATACTAAATCAAAATGGTTATGACTTACAAGAAAGTGGTGATACTTACGGAACAGAAACAGATTCCTTTGCTTTAGAAGAAGGTACAGTTGCAACTGGTGAGATTACTAGAATATTTGTTAGTAATGGTGGTGATGGTTATTCTTTACTTCCAACTGTTAGCATTATAACAACTGGTGGAACAGCTGCTGCCCTTCTTGCAACAACAAAAAATATTGGTGCAGTAGATAGTGTTGATGTTACAAACCAAGGATTTAAGTATAACCAATCCCCCGAAGCTCAATTTCACGCTAACTTTGTTGTTAAAGATGCAACAGGAACTTTTGTTGCAACAAACACTCTTACTACACATACAGGAACAATAAAAAATTATAACGCTACAACTAAAGTTCTAGAAACTACTTTTGAAGATGTTATAAGAATTACTATGGAAGATGGCGATAGTAATGATATTGAATTAGAAAAAAGTTTGCTTGAACTGAGTGATAGAGATGGTGAGGGTGATCTTCAAGCAGATAATATTTTAGTTGAAGAAGATCAACTAGTAGATGAAAATGGAAATAATTTTGTATTAGATTCATCTTTCTCTGGTAAACAATTAGATTACTTTACTTTAGAAGATGATACAGATAATGGTAGTGATGGATTTCTTGTAGTAGAGGATACACGAATTGGTATATTCCTTCACGAAGGTTTAGATCATTCTGCTATTGCATTAGAAACTGCAGCTGGATTTGGAGATGGTTCTGTTGATCCTACAAATGGTAGAAGTAGTTATGATAAGTTAATATCAGAACAAGATGGTGATTTATTAATATTTGAAACAGAAGGTTTATCTACTGAAAGATATTTTGAATCTGGAGCTCATGTAAGAGATAGGTTTGTTACAGAAGATAGTGCAGCTGTAGCTACATTAGATGATGATGGTGATAATATTTTATTAGATGCCGATATAGAGTATGGTACGGTAAATGAAATTCATCTTCTATTAGAAGGTACTGATGCATCTGGTACTGATGCTGGCGACAATATCATAAATGAGAGTATTGGTAATTCTATCATTCTAAATGGTACTGATGCTAATTCATTAAACTTTAATGATCTTCTCTTAGGTGATGCTGAAGCTCTTGATGGAAGTATTGCTCTTGATGGTACAGATGTAAATAGTACTGATATTGGTGCTAACTTAATTAATGAAGATCCTATAGATTTTCTCACAACTCCTGTTACTATCACGGATTCTGGGGGTGCTACTGCAACGATTGTTTCTGCTGAAATTGGAAAGGGTACAACTGCTATTGGTACTCAAGCCGAAACTGTTCCTTCTTATGGTTCTAATATTGAAAGTCTTGTTGGAGAAAATTTAAACCGTTTGCAAGATTCTGTTTTCTATCAACAATTTTCATATCAAATTGAAACTGGTGCTGCAACAACAGATTACATAACACAGTTAAAGAAGGCTGTTCACCCAGCTGGATTTAATGTGTTTGGTAAAGTTTCTTTAGCAACATCAATTTCTGTTGCAATAGGAACAGTTGGTTCAAGTCTTGGTGGTGGTTATACTGCTGATACTGATACATTCTCTCCTATACTTGCTTCTACATTTAGAATATTGTTTGACGAAAAAGTACAAACTCGTATGGGAGTTTCTGAAGGATATGGCGTTAATAACTTTAATGACGAAATTTTATTAGAAAATAATGAAACTAATATTGGTGAGTTAATTCTTGATGGTACAGATTCAAGTTCTACTAATTCTGGATTTAAACTAGTAAGTGAAACACTACCTCTTAACTTCCTAGACTTCGAAGGTATTTCAATAACTCATGGAACTGGAGCTGGAGAGTTTGGTGTTCTTGTAGATGAAAGTGATGGTGATAAAATTATTTCTGAAAGTGCTGAAACTATATCTAATAGTTTACTTATTAACAGTACTCCAGATAGTAATCATATTACACCAACAGATACTGGTAGTGCTTTCCTTCTGGATGGTATTGATTCTTCTGGAACTAGTGATGGAGATAATATAGAATTAGAACAATCATTATGTGATTTAACTAGCTTCTTTACTTTAGATATAGGTGTTGTAGATAGTGATAATAATATATTAAATGAAAGTGGTGGAACTCAGTATCTAGAAAGTGCGGGTAAAGGTAATACAAACAATTTTGAACGATCTGTTATTTCCGTAGTATCAAGAAAGATACACTTACCTAGTATACAAGCATCTTCTTTAACTAGTGGTTTAATAACTCTAGCAGAAAATCCATTTACAGGACATACTGATGGTGGTGGTATTGAATTAGAATTTGGTACAGCATTATCTGGAGTTTTATTACTAAATGGATTTGAACAAATAAATAAAAAAGGTAGTGTTAATAGAATTGATGGTGCTGGAGATGAATTGCAATTGGAAGATTTCTCAGATTTAAACTATGACTCTGGATTTGATTTTAAACAATTTGCAAACTATACAGACGATAATATAGTTCTAAACGGCACTGATGGTAGTTCTACAAATGCTGGTGGTAATATTTTATTAGATGCATTTGATGAAACAGGTAGGCATGGTGGTGATTTACTTCAAGGTGAGTCACAATTTAATTTCAACTTATTTGTATTAGAAGATATTATACGGCCAGATATATTTATTGTTGATCCTACAGGTAGTGGAGAAGTATTTGGTATTCTTCAAGAGACAGATGAGATAGGTTCATTTAGATTAGAAGATGGTTCAACTGTATCTGGTACTCATGGTGACGAAATGTTACTAGAGGATGAAACTGGAGTTGGCCGTCAAAATAAAATATCTTTAGAGTTTCAAAGAATAATACCAGAAGATGAAGTTCTTAAAAGAACAACACATGGATTTGATTTAACTGGAACAATACCACCAGAAAACTTTACAAATTCAGATGTAGAACCTTTTGTTTTACCAGCTGATATAGAATCTAGAAATATTGGTACTATGAGATTAGAAAGTACTAATTTTGAAGTTACTAATATTCAAATTGAAACTGGAACAGATGGTGGTTCTTTTGGTAATCTCGTATTAGATGCTACTGGTTCTACAGAAACTTTTGGTGTAGAAAATGAAAATGCTCCTATTAAATTAGAAGATAATGAAAATATCTTTAGGGGTACAGGATTTGATAACATAGTTCTTGATGGTACAGATTCAGATTCTACAAATGCTGGCTCTAATATAAAAGAAGAAAAAGGTTCATTCTTAGATCAACTTTCAAATGCAGTTGTTAAAGTTGATACATCCATACAAGGTGGATTTGATTCAAATCAATTTAGATTTGATCAAATAGAAAGTACCTTTGATCGTACAATTTAATCTTATAAATAGATATAATTAAGGAATAAAAAATGGCATTACAATCATTAGAATTAGGATCTGCAGCAGATGACGGCACAGGTGATAGTCTAAGAGTTGGTGGTGATAAGATCAACGATAACTTTGTTGAACTTTATACTTCTCTTGGTGACGGCGATGCTTTATCTTCTGGTATTAGTGCTTCTGGTACAGTTATTACTTTAGTTGCTCCTATCATAACTGAAATAGATTCTGGTTCTACAATTACTCTTGATGCAACTACAGATATTATTTTGGATGCAGATGGTGGAGATATTTTCTTCAAGGATGCTGGAACTACTTTTGGTAGTGCAACTAATACTAGTGGTAATCTTATTATCAAGTCTGGTACAACGACAGCCGCAACATTTTCTGGTGCAAACGTAACATTAGCAGGAACTTTAGGTGTTGGTGCAATAACAACAACTGGTGCCTTTAAGGGTGCTGATGGTTATACGATAGGTAATGCTTCGGTTGCAGCTGTAATGACTCTTGCCTCTACAGGTATCGTTACCTTTGTAGATGATATTGTTTTAAAGGACGCTGCAACAATTGGTGTTGCTTCCTCTACCTCTGCTATTACAATTGCATCAACGGGTATAGTGACATTAGTAGATGACTTAGTTCTTAAAGATGCGGCTACAATCGGTGTTGCTTCCTCTACCTCTGCTATAACGATTGCTTCTACTGGTATTGTAACATTCGTTGATGATATTTTAATTAAAGATGTTGGTACTATTGGTTCTGCTTCTGACCCTGATGCTATAGCAATAGGGGCAGATGGCGATGTAACATTAACGCAAGATTTAGAATTACAGCATGACGGCGCAATATTATCATTTGGTGCTAATGATGAAGTTTCATTAACACACGTTCATGATACTGGTATTTTATTAAATAGTACAAACGTCATACAGTTTAATGATGCAAGTCAGAATATTGGCGCTCCTAGTAATGCAATTTTAGATATTAACGCTACAGATGAGATAGAATTAAATGCAACTCTTGTTGATATAAATGCTAATGTCGAGATTAGTGGAACAGCTGTAACAACAGGTGTACACACATTTACTGCTGTACCTGTTTTTCCTAACAATACAGTAGAAACTGCTGACATTCAAGCAGACGCTATTACGAGTGCTAAAATTGCAGATGATGCTATTGATAGTGAACACTATACTGATGCTTCTATCGACGCAGCACACTTTAGTTTAGCAGGACTTCAAGCACCGTTTCAGTTAGATGCTACACCACCAACAGATCACACAGCAACCGGCCCGCAAACCAATACATTAAATGCTGGTTATTCAGCAGCTGCATTTGACTTGGTAATCTTAGGAGGTAGTTCAACATGGTTAGAAGCTGATGCAGATGCGGCAGGAACTTCAATTAATATGATGGGTCTTACGTTAGCAGCAGCATCTAGTGGTGCCGCTGTAAACGTAGCATTGCCTGGTTCGTTTGTACGAGATGATACATTTAACTTTACTCCAGGCGCAGCACTTTACGTTAGTGGAACTCTTGGAGCCATGACACATACAAAGCCTACTGGTTCTGGAGATATTGTTCGTACTGTAGGATATGCTTTAACTGCTGATGTTGTATTTTTTCAACCTTCAAGCGACTTTGTTGTGTTGGCATAATGGCAAATATTTCAACAATTAATGGTATAGCAGAAAACAACATTGCTTCTTGGAACGGAACTGCCGCAAGTAATATAGCATCTTTAAATTCAAACACTTGGGTCTCAGTGAGCGGACTAAGCTTTGCGTCTTCCCAAGTCATTACATCAAGCAGCACTCCCTTCACATTCTCCGATGTGGATTTAGGCAATACTACCGCTCATAAAGTGGTCGTTGGCATTACTCACTCAGCCACGGCTGCTGCTACAGGCATCACAGTTGACGGTAACGCATGCGCTCTTGTAAAGAATCAAGCTGCATCAGGCATTTTCTGTGAATTGTGGGAAGTTAACGGGATAACTTCAGCCACTGGTAATATTGTTGTTACGTTGGGCGCTGCGTCTAGTAGATGTAGCTGCGGTGTGTGGCAAGTCGATGGAGCCGCTGATGAATATGCTGAGGCCGATTCAGCTTCCACCCCTGCTGCTATAACAGGTCTTACTTTACCCACAGGGGGCGTTCAGATTGGTATAGCAAGATCGAACTTAAATGTTTCTTGGACTTGGTCAGGGCTAGGAACCGAAGATTTCGATGCCCAGGTTGACGATGCCTTCACAGGCGCAAGTAGTTTAAGTGCTAACTCATTAACTGACATTTCAGCCACACCGTCATCGTCTAATTTAGAAGTAATGGCTGTAGCCTCTTGGGCACCGGCTTAATAGAATAATTACTCCTATTATCCAAAACCTTATTGATAACTCTTATAAATAAAAGAAAGAAACTATTGTAGGATAAATAAATGACAGCAATAATTACAGAGAAGTTTAGAAGTCATAATGCGACACAATTTTTTGAGTCTTTTACTGAAGCTTCTGGAAATGTTTATTATCTCATGATAGGCAAACCAAATGCATTTACTTCTGCAACTTCTGGAGGAAGTGATGATTCACCCCCAGTACCAGCAGATGATATTTCAAGTGAGTTTTATGCTTGGGATAGTGCTCTTGCTGCAAAAAAGATTTCTTCAACAAACATAACTTTTGCATTACCTCGCAGAGATTGGGCAAATAGTACAATATATGATATGTATGGAGACAATGTTAGTTCATCAAATGCAACAACATCTGGCGCTACAAACATATTCGATTCTACATTCTTCTTTAGAACTTCTGATAACAGAATTTATAAAGTATTAGATAATAATTCTGGAGCTGCATATAGTGGTGCTGAACCTACATCAGAGTCAACTTCTAGTTTTGTTCTAGGTGGATACACTCTTAAATATATGTATTCTATTACTGCTGCAGAACAAGCAACATTTTTAACAACGGACTTTATGCCTGTAACTACAGACAGTGTAGTAAGTGCAGCTGCTGTAAACGGTGCAATCGAATCAATTTCTGTTACTAATACGGGTAGTGGTTTAACTAACGGAACATACTTTGCAGCAGTATATGGAGATGGAACTTCTGCTGGAACTTCTAGTGGTGCAATTGTAAAAATTACAGTTTCTGGTACTATTATTTCAGCGGTATCAACTGGTAATACTGGTGTACAACAAGCTGGTGCTGGTTACACTTTTGGTACAGTTAATCTTGGTAGTGGGTTTACATTCTCAGACGCAGCACTAACTAGTGCATCTGCAATCGGTGGATCAAGTTCAGCAATATCAGTATTTATTTCCCCAAAAGGTGGTCATGGTTCTAATGCTGTAAATGAACTAGGTGGTCATTTCGTTCTGTTACAAACTAGTCTTGAAGGTGCTGATAGTGATGACTTCTTAACTGGAAACGATTTTAGAAATATTAATTTAGTAGTTGATCCTACAACTTTTGGAACATCAACCGTAGGTTCTGCTTCATCATTTAGAACAACTTATGCTATGAAGTTTAGTGGTTCGCCTGGCACATTTACTGCTGATGAAGTAATCACACATACAAATTCAGATAGTGTTGTTGCAACTGGTACAGTTGTAGAATATGATTCTACACTTAAAATTCTTTATTATCAACAGGAAAGGTTTGGAGGATTTGGTACATTAAGTTCAGATGGTGCTTATTATGTGTTCTCTGGATCTGGTACGGTCACAGGAGCTAGTTCTTCTGCAACAGGCACACCAGACTTAACTGCTGATTCAGCTGTAAGTTTGGAAGGTGGAAATACTATCACGTTTACTAATGGATTTGCGAACCCAGAGCTTCAACCGGATAGTGGAAATATTATTTATAGAGAAAATAGAAAACCAATATCAAGATCTACAGATCAAACAGAAGATATCAAAATTATAGTGGAGTTCTAATAGTATGGTACAAAAAACCGATTTAAATGTTTCTCCATATTACGATGATTTTGATGAAACAGATAATTTTAATAGAGTATTATTTCGCCCTGGATTTGCAATTCAAGCTAGAGAATTAACGCAACTACAATCTTCACTACAAAATCAAATAGAAAGACATGGGAGTCATATTTTTGCTGAAGGTGCTTTGGTTATTCCAGGTCAATCTACATTAAATACAAGATTTTATTCTCTAAAATTAGCATCAACCTTTACTTCTGAAACTGTAGACCCTTCACAGTATTTTAATTCTACAACACCTGTTACTATTACTGGTGCAACTACTGGTGTTACTGCTGTTGTTGTAGGATTTGATGCTGCAACAACGACAGAACAACCTACTCTTTATATTAGATATCTTGCAACAGGTACGGATAATATTACAGCTTCGTTTGCTGATGGAGAAAATATTTCTGCAAATGCTGGTATAACTCACACTACATCTTACTCTTCTAATGTTGCATCTGCAATTACCTTTACCTCATCATTTAGTGCAGCTACAGGATCAACTGCTTTAAATCTTGCAAGTTCTTTGGGGCCTGCATCTAGAAAAGGATCGGCTGTAACTGTACAATCTGGTGTATATTATATTCGCGGTATGTTTACTATTTGCGAAGAAGAAACTATTGTTCTTGATAAGTATGATAACACTCCATCTTATCGTGTTGGATTTACGGTATCGGAGACTCTTGTTACTCCAGAATCAGATACATCTCTTTTAGATAATTCTACAGGTTCTTCAAACTTTGCAGCAAAAGGTGCTCATCGTTTACAGATTAGTTTGGCATTAGCTAAACTTGATAGAAATTCAGAAGCAGATAGTACTTTTGTAGAACTGATGAATGTAAAAGATGGTGTTATACAAACACAAGTTAGAAATACAGAATATTCTGTTTTAGAAGAAACTCTTGCAAGAAGAACATTTGATGAATCTGGTAACTATACAGTTAGGCCATTTCAATTTTCTTCAAAGGAGTCTGTTACAACTAGTGTTGGTAATGAAGATTTTATTGGTACATTTGCAAATGGATCTACAACAGATGATGGAAATACTGCAAGTTCAAGTTTATTATCATTACAAGTAAGCCCAGGAAAAGCATATGTTAGTGGTTTTGAAATAGAAAAAATTGCACCGACATTTAAAGATGTTAATAAGGCCAGAGATTTTGAAACGATTAATGCTGGTATATCTACTTTTGATTTAGGTAACTTTGCATTTATTACAAACATTTTTGGAACACCTGACGTAACATTTATTAGTGGTGAATCTACAGCATTTAAAACTCTAGAATTATATAATGATACTATTCTTACTAGAGGTTCAGCAAGAGGGGAATTGATTGGTGTTGCTCGTGCAAGATCAATAGAATTTTCATCTGGTGCAGCTGGAGCAAGTTCTTCTAATAATACTTCTATATACAAACTTTATATGTTTGATATACGTCCATTTACAAAGTTAACATTAAGTGGAACACCAAGTCCTACATTAATTGCCTCTCATGCAAATGGTGGTGTTTTAATTACTGGTGCTACTTCTGGTGCAACTGGATTTGTATTTGAAAGTGGAACTTCTGTAACAAGTATTAATTTAACAAATGTTGCTGGAACATTTGTAGTTGGTGAAAAACTTGTAGCATCTGATTCATCAGAGGTAGGTGGAATTATTGAAACTGTTGGAGATGTAGATATTACAGTTGCTACAGTAACATCAAATACTTTCTCCGATTTGAGATCAGTACATATGCAAGATATTGATAATGGACAAGACTTTACAGCAGACTTTGTATTGGAAGCTGCATCTGGTGAAGAAGGTTCTATTATTTTGGATGGCACAGATGGAAATGGTGCTGATGCTGGTAGTGATGTTATTGAAGAAGAAGACCTTGGTATCGAAGCTATTGGTAGAGAAACTCCTACTTTTGCAAGACTTAAAGATGCACAAAAAAATAGGTCTATATTTAAACTTCCAAAAAAAGTTATTAAAACACTTTTAACTGCAAGTAATGGTGGAGCAACCGATACTCAATACACAGTAAGAAGGCAGTTTGTAGGAACAACAAACGCTTCTGGTGTTGTAACATTCTCTGCTGGTTCAAACGAAACATTTGCATCTTTTGCAGAAAAAGATTTCACAATGTCTATTCTTGCAGCAGGAGATGGTAGTGGAGTTCAAGGTGATCTTGTAACTTTATCAGGAAAAACTTCTGGAGTTGGTACTGCTGCACTTACAGTTACAGACGATACTATTCTTGCTGATTCTGCAAAAGTTAAATTATTTGCAACAATCCTTAAAACTTCAGTATCACATAAAACAAAAACAACTAACCTTATGAAACAAGTTAAGGTTGTAACTGGTGCAACAGATGCATTTGGTACAAGACCTACAGATAAAACTGTATCACTAGGTAGAGCTGATGTATTTAATTTGGCAGCAGTATTTGACTCAGAAGATGTATCTGTAGATGCTTCTGCGCCAACTTTAACTATAGGAACAATTTCGGGAACATTCACAAGAGGTGAAAAAATAACTGGTTCTTTTTCTGGTGCTACAGCAAGAATTATTTCTACATCAAGTCCTATTAGTTTTGTATCTACAAATAATACTAAATTTAGCACTTTTGATACGATAACAGGAGAATCTTCTACGGCAACTGGAATAGTTTCAGCAACAACTGATGGTAGTGATGTTGTTACTAGTAGATATACTCTAGATACTGGACAACGAGATAACTATTATGATATTGCTAGAATTGTAAGACGCCCCGGCAGTTCTGCTCCAACTGGACGTTTGTTAGTAATACATGATTATTTAGAACATGGTTCTGGTGACGTAATGACAGTTGATTCTTATACTGATGTTGCAAATCAGATGGACTTTGAAGATATTCCAACATATTCTGCAACGAAAGTTGATCCAGATGCTCCTAAACCTTCTGGTGATTTTCCTCTTATGGATACATACGATTTCCGTCCAAGAGTTGAAGATATATTAGGAGCATCATCTACATTATCAACTATAGATGAAATTACAGGAAACTCTTTTGATTTTTTCCATAGACAATATGATGGAGCTGGTTCTTCTACTGTAGATGTTTGTAAACCTGGATCAACTATTCAAAGTGATTTTGAATTCTTTTTATCAAAAATTGCTGTAGTATCTATGGATGCTGAAGGTTTTATTAATGTTGTTGAGGGTGTTGGTGCAGAAGAACCAATTACACCAAAATCTCCAGATTCATCTATGAAACTAGCAACATTATTTTTACCAGCATTTACATTTAAACCTACAGATGTACAAATACAAAGAGAAAGAAATCAAAGATTCACTATGAAAGATATTGGTGAAATAGAAAGACGATTAGATCATGTTGAGTATTATACTGCTCTTAATTTATTAGAGAGGGATGCTGAATCTTTTGAGGTTACAGATGCAAATGGTCTTAGTAGATTTAAGTCTGGTTTTGTAGTTGATAACTTTAGTGGCCACAGACTTGGTGACGTTGCACATAAAGATTATAAGTGTGCTATGGATATGCAGTTAGGTCATTTACGTCCTAAACACGTAACCAAAGGGTTATTTATAGAAGAAAGTGTTTCTACAGATGTAGAAAGAACTTTGGCTGGATATCAAAAAACTGGTGATCTTATAACTCTTCCTTATACAGAAGAAACTTTTACAGAACAACCTTATGCATCTAGAATTGAAAAAGTAGCACCATTTTTATCTCACGAATGGGTTGGTACAATTGAATTATCACCTGACAGTGACGAATGGTTTGAAACAGAAGTAGCTCCAGAACTTATTATTAATGTTGATGGAAATTTTGATGCGGTTACAGCTTCAGTTGAAAACCAAATAGGAACTATTTGGAACGCTTGGCAAACTCAATGGTCAGGTAGCACAACTAGAACTGAAGTTCTTCGAGCTGGAGGCAATGGGGATGCTGGACTTGGTAGAACAACTACTACAGTCAGAACAGATCGAAGTAGAACTGGAATACGTACTAATGTTATTGAACAGGTTGATAGAGAAGCACAAGGATTACGTGTAGTTAGCAGAGCCCTTATTCCTGTAATGCGAGCTCGAACTATAAGTTTTATTGGCACAGGATTTAGACCAAATACAAAACTTTTTGTATTCTTTGATAAATTAGATGTAAATGTTCATGTTACTCCTTTGAATAATACCTATTCAACAGATACAACTGTTATTGCTGGAAGTCCTTTAATAACAACAAATGTTGGTAAAGTTGAAGGAACTTTTGTAATACCAGACCCAAAAATAGATGGTAATCTTAAATTTTCAACTGGAGAAGTTCAGTTCAGATTAACATCAAGTTCTAAAAATCTTACTGGAAGTGATGCATCAGCTGATACAAACTCTACAGCTGACGCTTTAACAGATTCCCTTACTACTGCTGGAAATGCAATATATACAGCTAAAGGTATTTTAGAAACTGAACAAGAGACAATTATTGCAACTAGAAATGCTACAGTTGTACAAACAACCTTAAATCAATCAAGTTCAACATCAAGAGTTGTATCCAGAGATACTTTCCAGATTGGTGAACCATCATTTAGTGATGGTGATGATCCTCTTTCTCAAACATTTACTGTGCAGGGATCATCAGGTTCAGATGGAAGATTTATTACTTCTCTTGATCTTTTTTTCTCTGATAAAGATGAAACTCTTCCAATGAGAGTAGAAATTAGAAATGTTATTAACGGTTATCCTGGCAAAAAGATATTACCATTTGGTAGAGTAATTAAAGACGCATCAGATATCAATACATCTAATACTGGAGCAACTGCAACAACATTTACTTTTAAATCTCCAGTATATGTAAAACCTGGCACTGAGTATTGTATTTCAGTAATATCAGTCTCACAAGAATATAAAGTTTGGGTTGCTCGAATGGGAGAGACAGATATTGGTGGAACAAGAACTATATCTGAACAACCTCATACTGGTGTTTTATTTAAATCTAGTAATAATAGTACTTGGGCCCCGTCTTTCTTAGAAGATTTGAAGTTTAAATTAAAGACTGCAAAATTTAAAGCTAATACTAGTGGAACTTTAACTATGCAAAATACAGTAATTCCTGTAAGAACTTTAGCTGTAAACTCTATATTTTTAGAAGATGGTAGTACTACTGTAAAAGTTAAACACATAGATCACCATATGTATTCTACTAGTAATAATGTTACTATTGATGGTGTAAAGTCTGGTGCTTCTACAACACTTAATGGTGATATAACTGCTACAGCTGCAACATTAACTCTAACTAGTGGAACTAACTTTGATGATACTACTGGTAAATATGCAAATAGTGCATCATCAGAATGGTTTATTAAAATTGATGATGAGATAATGAAATATACTGCAATATCTGGAAACAATGTTTCTGTTCTTTCTAGAGGAGAAAATAGTACAACCGCAGCTACTCATGCTGACGGTGCAACTGTTGAACTTTATATTATACATAGAGTACCTTTGACAGAGATCAATAAAACTCATACATCACTTGCAAATATTGGAATTGATAGTTATACAATAACTCTAACATCTCCTCCTGTTATTAATGGTGCTACAGCACTGGTTAATGGTGCTATCAGTAGTACAACTGCTCTAGTAGTAGATGGTAATAGAGGAACTATTGAAGTAGGAATGTCCGTTTCTGGAACTGGAGTTGATTCAGGCATAACAGTTACTACAGTTACAAACCAAAACACTCTTGTATTAAGTGGTGCTGAATCATTAAGTGATAATGTTGTTTTAACATTTGCTAAAAGTGGTGTTGCTGAAATTGGTGGTAGTGTTATAACTGCTACAGAAAATGCTATTATAGATTATGTACAAACTATGATTGGTTCATTAGAGTTGCCTGGAACTACAATTGAAACGAGTATTAGACCTACAACTTCAACAAGTGCTTCTGGAGCTCAAACTTCTTTCTCTACCTTGAGTGCTGCAAATGCAAGAACAATACCACTAAATGATAACTATAAATTTGACTTACCACACATGGTGTGTTCTGGTATTAATGAAACTAATGAACTAAGTGGAATAAAATCTTTATTTATACCAATAAAATTAACAACAACATCTTCTACTGTTTCTCCTGTTATTGATTTACAAAGAACATCTTTATTTGCAATCTCAAATAGGTTAGATAATATAGATACATCATCAGATGTTTATCCAACAACAGACTTCTTTCCTTCAACAGAACCAGAAGGTGATAATAATGCTGCAATTTATATCACAAAACAAATTGCGCTAGAAAATCCTGCAAGTGCATTGAAAGTATTATTTTCTGCTCATAGGCCTGCAACTTCTGAAATTAAAGTTTTATTTAAACTTCTAAGAACAGATGATGCATCTGACTTTGATGATCTTGGTTATACAAATTTTAATACAGATGGTTCACCTGATGAAGTTGTTCCTGCTTCTGCTGACAATGAAGACTTTAGAGAATATAGTTATACTGGTGGTGTTACAGATGACGGTATTGGTGAATCACTAGATGAGTTCATATCATTTCAAATAAAAATTATCATGCAAGGAACAAATTCAGCTGAACCACCAAGAATTAGTGAATTTCGAGCAATGGCTTTGGTAACATAAGATGGAAAGTAAATTTATTAAGGTAGAAGGACATCCTGATTTATCTAGGGATATAAATTCTGGTGCAATAGTAAATCGTAATCGTGGTGCTTATGATAGAGCAAAACAAAGAGCTTCAGAAGCACAAAAAGCAAGAGATACAATAAGAGACACCACAAGAGATATAAATACATTAAAGTCAGAGATGTATGAAATAAAATCTCTCTTAAAAAAGTTAGTGGGTAATCAATAATGGCAATCGAAGCAAGTGCAATTCTACCTAGTGACAGTCTAGAAGAACTGAGAGTTCAGTTTAACAACCTAATAAGTGATGTTGATGGTATTGCTGGAGGTAATCAGTTTGTATCTTCAATTGTTTTTGAGGGTTCTACTGCTGATGCAAATGAGACAACTCTTCTTGCAACTGATCCTACTAGTGACCGTACAATCACAATTCCTGATATTACAGGCACACTTATTACTACTGGTAATGCGGCAGTTGGTACTACATCAACTAGTGTTTCTGACGCTGATCATATTCTTATCAATGATGGTGGTGTTCTTAAAAAAATCACTCCAGCAAATTTGGGAGTTGGAGCTCCGGCCGCAGATAATATTTCTGCCGGTGATGCTGCTGTAAGTATTGCTACTTCAGCTGGTAATATTACTATTGATGCACAGGCTGGTGATACAGATATTATCTTTAAAGGTACAGATAATACTACTGATATAACTGCTCTTACTCTTGATATGAGTGATGCTGGTAAAGCAATATTTAACGGAGCAATCTCTGCAACTACTATTACGCTTTCTGCTGATGGTGGTGTGTTACTTCCTGATAATGGTAATATTGGTTCTGCTTCTTCAACAGCCGCAATGCAAATTGCATCTACAGGTATCGTTACTTTCGTTGATGATATTGTTTTAAAGGACGCTGCAACAATTGGTGTTGCAAGTTCAACCTCTGCTATCACAATTGCTTCTACTGGTATTGTAACCCTTGTAGACGATTTAATTTTGAAGGATGCCGCAACGATTGGTGTTGCAAGTTCAACCTCTGCTATCACAATTGCTTCTACTGGTATTGTTTCTTTTGTAGATGATATTACAATTAAAGACGGTGGTACAATTGGTACTGCTTCTGCACCGACTGCAATGACAATTTCATCTGGTGGTATCGTTACCTTTGTAGATGATATCCTTGTAAAAAATGCTGGTACTATAGGTAGTGCTGGTGCTGCAACTGCTATGACGATTAGTTCTGGTGGTATCGTTACCTTTGTAGATGATATTCTTATTAAAGATGGTGGAACCATAGGAGCAGCTTCTGCTACAACTGCTATTACAATTGCATCAAGTGGTATTGTAACATTCGTTGATGATATTATTCTAAAGGATGCTGCAACAATCGGTGTTACTAGTTCAACTTCTGCTATTACAATTGCATCAACAGGTATAGTAACCTTTGTTGATGACATACTACTCAAAGACGCTTGTACTATTGGTACTGCTACTACTGCTGGTGCGATTGCAATTGCTGCAGATGGTACAGTAGACCTTGATACTGCTGGTGCAACTGTAGCTAGTGCAGTTATAAAAACTGTTGGAAAAGAATCTATATGGGTTCCATCTGCTGCTATGTATCCAAGTACAACTAATCCATGCTCTGATATAACTCAAGTAGAAACAACTGCATTAAGACCTGATCTAAAAGTATTAGATTTTGCAACAGGGGCAGATGATTTTGCACAATTTAGTATAGCATTTCCTAAATCGTGGAATGAAGGAACAGTTACTTTTCAACCTTTTTGGACAGTAACAGGTACTAACACAGGAACAGTTGCATGGGCATTAAGCGGTATTGCTATGTCAAGTGATGATACTATTAATACAGCATTTGGTACTGCTGTTGTTACTACTGCACTTGCACATAGTGGTACATCAAATGATTTAATGGTTTCAGTAGAAAGTGGTGCAATAACAATTGCAGGTTCTCCTGCTGTTGCAGATTGTTGTTTCTTTCAAATAGCTAGAGATGTATCTGCTGACAATCAAGCTGGTGACGCACGACTTATAGGTATAAAACTATTCTTTACTACTGATGCTGCAAATGACGCTTAAGGAAAATAAAACATGACAAGTTTTGGATATAATGTCCTTGGTTTTGGTACTGCCAGTACTCCCCCATCAGCTGGCGGTTATGCAGTTTCAAATTCTCTTCGATTTAATCCACCTGATTCTGCTCATATGGATTTGACGTTTGGAACTCCAACTTCTCAAAAAGCATTTACTCTTAGTTGGTGGACTAAAAGAACGGAGTTATTAACGAACGTTAAGATGTTTTCTTGCACCGATGGTAACGATCATCAAATGCAATTCTTAGCAGCTGGAAATCTAAGTTTTGTCGATGCGACTGGAACGGTGAATCAAGTTACCACTCAAAAATTCCTAGACCCAACTGGTTGGTATAATTTTGTCTGGTCAATGGATACGAGCCGAGGAAATGGCAATCGAAGCCAAATATTCGTTAACGGCGTGAGAATCACTTCTTTCTCAACCGACAACCAACCCGATTCTGGGGCAGATGTGCCTGGTTGGAACTCTGCTTGCGCTCATAAAATTGGAGAGGATCATAATGGAGGTAATTTCTATAATGGTCTTATGGCAGAGATTGTGTGGATTGATGGCCAAGGATTACTAGCCAACAGCTTTGGCGAATTCGATTCAAATGGGGGGTGGAGAGCTATCTCCATAGAAGATCAATCGCTTACGTTTGGCGACAATGGCTATTATTTGGAAATGAAAATTCTTGAATCGGTAGGTAACGGGCCAGGAACTGACACCAGTGGAGAAGCAAATCATTGGGCTGCGTCAGGAATTGCTGATAACGACACAATAAAAGATTCTCCAGCTGACAATGCTGATTCAGGGTCATCAAATTTTGCTACTCTAAGTAAAATAATTTTAAACAGTGGCACTGTTGGAACTGTAGGAAACGGGGGTACTGTATCATTGACACAAAATAACGCATCCCCGTTTGGTATGACTTCAGGAAAATGGTATGCTGAGTTTGTCCCTACCACTATCTCTTCAACAGCAATGGTCATGTTAGCCAAAGATTCGACTACATTAAACTTTCAATTTTCACTTGATGGAGAAGGTAGAGGCTACGATTCAAGCGGTCGCTACTGGAAAGACGGTGCCATCACAACCTCTAACCTCGGCAATATAAGTGCAGATGACGTTGTCAGCATGGCTGTTGATCTCGACGGTTTAAATTTAGAATTTTTTATTAACAATTCATCAAAAATAGCAGTGACTGATTTAGAGGCTGGCCAAACTTGGTATTTCACCACCGGAACTTCTGCCATTGTCCAAGCCAACTTTGGCACATCTCCTATCGACGGAGAAGGCGGCGAATCTGACGGAAATGGTTTTGGAGATTTTAAATATGCGCCACCGTCTGGGTATCTAGCTTTATGCACCGCTAATTTGCCCGAACCAGCAATCAAAGACCCAAGCGCGGCAATGAACGTTCAGACTTTTACTGGCACAGGATCAGAAAACGCTCGCGCATTTGGAGGCAATACAGCACTATCTCCTAACGCAGTTTGGGTACGAGATCATAGCGGTTCTTCTGACTGGAATTTTGTAGATACCATTCGAGGTGCTACAAAAGAAATGCCAATGAATACGGCTGCTGGAGAAAGTACAGTAGCACAAGGCGTCAAATCTTTTGACGCTGACGGCGTTACTCTTGGCACTGATGGACAATATAATACTAATACAAGCCCAAATACGTTAGTGGGATTCAAAGAGGGCGCGACTGAAGGTTTTGATATCGTGCTCTATACTGGAAATGACAGCGCAACTCAGTCGATTTCGCACAGTTTAGGGGTAAAGCCTGGCTTTATTATGGTAATGCGGCGAGACACTGGCGCGGCTACCTTCGCATGGCATACAGCCCTAACAGGTGATAATTTTAATATTCCGATTAGTGAACCTGGCAGTGTTCAAAGTTCTGTTGAATCAAGTTCTAGTTCTTATTTTGCTGCAACTCATAACGCCAGTGTTTTTGTTGTTGATAACGCTGGCAATACTGAAGATGGAACCTATTTAGCCTACTTATATGCTGATGTTCCTGGGTATCAGAAGCATGGGAATTACGTAGGTAATGCTTCTGCTAATGGAACTTTTGTGTTTTGCGGTTTTCGGCCAAGAGCTATTTTCATAAGAAGATTTGATGGTAATAGAAACGGATACTGGTACGATACAGGTCAAAATCCTTTTAACACAGTGACAGACGGACTTAATTTTGGTCGGAATGTGGTTATGGAAACAGATCTGATCGATATCGACATATTATCTAATGGCTTTAAATTGAGGGAATCGGCGGCCGACATAAACGGTAATGTAGCAAAAAATCTATTTAGTGCTTGGGGAGAAGCTCCATTCGGTGGGGTAGGCGTTTCCCAGTCTCGGGCCAGATAAATTATCAAGTTCTTAATATGATAATTAGTCAACAAGATGGTTACTCTTATAAATATGTAGAAAGGAGTTAATTATATGGCTATACCTTCTACTAAAGCAACCTTTAAAACTTACTGTCTTAGAGCTCTTGGTTCTGGTGTTATTGATATTAACGTATCAGATGATCAAGTAGATGATCGTATAGATGAAGCTTTGCAATATTTTGCACAATATCACTATGATGGTATTGAAAAGATGTATCTAAAACATCTGGTAACAGAAGCTGATATAACACGAGCAAGGTCTAATAGTTCAACCACGGCAACGGATGTAGTAGATACTTCTGTATCTTCAACATGGAAAGAAGGTAACAACTGGATTCCTGTTCCACAATCTGTTGTTTCTATTCTAAGAGTATTTCCTTTAACTGATACTGGTGGTGGTGGAAGTTTATTTGATGTTCGTTATCAATTAAGATTAAATGATCTCTATGACTTCTCATCTACTTCTGTTATGAACTATCAGTTACAAATGCAGAATTTAGATTTCCTTGAGCATATTCTTGTAGGTGAGACACCTATACGTTTTAATCAACACCAAAACCGTCTTTATATTGATATGGATTGGGAGAATAAAATTGTAGCTGATAGTGAGTTTATAATCATAGAGTGTTATCGTAAGGTTGATCCAACATCTTACACTGATATCTTTGATGACATATATCTCAAAAGGTATGCAACTTCATTAATTAAAAAACAATGGGGAGCAAACCTATCTAAGTTTAGTGGTGTTGCTATGTTGGGCGGTGTTACCATGAACGGTGAAACAATCTACACACAAGCAATAGATGAACAACAAAAACTAGAGGATCAGATTCAATTAGCATTTGAATTACCAGTTAGTTACATGGTAGGATAATAGTATGGCTGTAAATTCTTTCTTTCATACTAGTAATGTTGCTGCAATATCAACAGAACAAAGTTTATATTCAAATTTAGTAGCTGAAGCAATTCAGATACACGGTCATGATGTTTTTTATATGGATCGTACTATTGTTGCAGAAGACGCTGTTCTTGGTGGAGACACTCTCTCTAAATTTAAAGATGCATCAAAAATAGAAATGTATATGGAAAATGCAGACGGTGGTTTTGCGGGTGAACGAGATATAATGAATCAGTTTGGTTTACAAAATTTAAGTGAAGCAACCTTTGTAGTAAACAAATTAAGATTTCAAGAACTTACAAAACAGATTACAATAGAATCTGGAACTGATGAAGAAGAGGGTGGTTCTATTCTTTTAGAAGCTGGTACACTTGCATTAACAACTACAGACTTAGAGGGAAGTGATTTCTATATTATATCAGAAACAGATGCAACAGATTCAGATCGTCCTTTTGAGGGTGATGCAATTTATCATCCAATACTTAAAAAAATGTTTCAAGTTAACTTTGTAGATCATGATGAGCCGTTCTTTCAACTGGACAGCAACCCAGTATACAAATTAAGATGCCGTCTGTTTGATTATGCTTCTGAAGAACTTAATACTGGTATAGATGATATAGATGCGATAGAAGATGCATTAAGTCTTAACTTACTCAATTTTCAGTTTACTCTAGAACAAGAATCTGAAGTAGGACAATCATTATCTATTGATAGTGAACTGTATAACATTGATGTAGATGATGTTACGATAGATGCTACAATAGTTAGTACAGATTCATCTTCATCAGGAGAAAGTATATTGCTCGAAAATTCTGCCGATACTGGAAATGCAGAGTATCTACTACAAGAAGAAGCACGAAGTCTTGGAGATACCATTAATGATAAGACTGCACAGAACGAATTGTTTGATACATTAGATGATACAGTTCTAGACTTTACAGAATCTAATCCATTTGGTGATCCTACATGATTATAAATAGAGTTAGGAGAACATAGATGGCAAATCAAGTACTTGGAATAGGAGGCGCAGCAAATGATGGTACAGGTGATACCTTACGTGCTGCTTCTGATAAAGTTAATGATAACTTTTTAGAGATTTATACTCTATTAGGAGATACATCGTCTTTAAGTAGTGGTATTAGTGCAACTGCATCTGTAATATCATTAACTGCCCCTAGTATTAGTGGTGTAGTTGCAGGAACACAAACTTCTGCTACTATCACGACTTTGACGGGAACCACTTTAAATGCTGGAACTCTTGCATTAGCTGCTGGTTCTATTACAGATAGTTCTGGGGCCATTAGTTTTGGTAATGAAAATCTAACAACAACAGGAACAATTACAGGCGCTCTTGCTACAGCTGCTCAAACTGCAATTACTTCAGTAGGAACACTAACTGCACTACAAGTAGATAATATTAATATCAACGGTAATGCTATTTCTAGTACTGCTGGTACAGATTTAACGATTGCTCCATTATCAGGACAACAGATTGTTCTTGATGGTACTATTATTATTGATGCTGGAGTAGTTACAGGTGCAACAAGTATTACATCAACAGCATTTGTTGGTGATATAACTGGTGATGTTACAGGTAATGCAGATACAGCAACTACACTTGCAACTGCTAGAACTATTGGTGGAACATCATTTAATGGTTCTGCAAATATCGCAGTTGCTTTGGCATCTGTTGGTACTGCTGTTACAGTAGCAGATGAGTCAAGTGATACTACTTGTTTTCCATTATTTGCAACTGCGGCAACAGGTGATTTACCTCCGAAGAGTGGTTCTAATTTAACTTTTAATGCTAGTAGTGGTTTACTAACTGCAACATTATTTGCTGGTGCATTAACTGGTAACGTAACTGGAAACGCATCTGGTACAGCTGCAACTGTTACTGGTGCAGCTCAAACTGCAATTACTTCAGTAGGAACTCTTACTGCACTTCAAGTAGATAATCTTAATATAAACGCTAATACAATAAGTTCAACTGCTGGTACTGACTTGTTAATTACACCACTTGCTGGACAACAAATTGTTCTTGATGGTACTATTATTATTGACGCTGGTGTGGTTACTGGTGCAACTAGTATCACCTCAACAGCATTTGTTGGTGATATAACTGGTGATGTAACGGGTAATGCAGACACCGCAACTGCACTGGCAACCGCAAGAACTATTGGTGGAACCTCATTTGATGGTAGTGCTAATATTGCAGTAGGACTTGCAACATTAGCAACAACAG